TAATCCTGATAAACCATATCCAACACAGCCTAAAGCTGATATCGATTTAAATATAGATGATATTTTTGAAAATAACGAAAAAGAAAGACAAGAAAAAGACTTTAGTAAATTTTCAGAGAAAATGATTGGTAAAAAGTCTACGGCTCAAAATACTATTAAAGATAAAATTAAAACATATGTATCTAATAGTCTTAAAAAAGAAGCTGTAAAGTTTACTATTGGGAATGAAAAAGAGTATGTTAGTGATACGGAATCTAGAGGATTTGAAGATAAGCTAAAAAGAGCTGGTGTAACAAAATTTACTAAATCAAAAGTATAGTAATGTCTAGGCAAGTATTAATAGAGTATAATATATTTAAACCGCAACCACAGCAGCTGCAAGAAGCTAGATTTAATTCTAATAAAAATCTAATTGTTAGTGGAAAAATGCAAGAAGCAAACAAAGAGAATGCTAATAAAAGAATATATTCTAAAGAAATATTATCAAGAGAAGTTGATAAATACCTTAAAGGACCTATTGCAGAAAAAAGAGCATTAGGGGAATTAGATCACCCGGAATCATCAATTATTAACCTTAAAAACGTATCACATAACATTACCAGAGTATGGTGGGATGGAGATGATCTTTACGGTGAATTCGAAATATTACCAACACCATCAGGTAACATATTAAAAGAATTATTTATCAATAATATAAATATAGGAGTATCATCTAGAGCTTTAGGCTCGGTATCACCTCTAGGTGAAGGTGTTGTTCAAGTAGAAGAAGATCTAGAATTAATATGCTGGGATTTCGTATCTACACCATCAACATATGGAGCGTATGTTAAGCCTGTAGGTCTTAACGAAGGATATACAGCAGAAGATATTATACAAAGCAATAAATTTACTAAAGTAAATAATCTAATATCGCAGATTATATGCGAACAGGCAGGTGAGTGCTGTATTAGATAGTAATATTTAACACAAAATATAAGAGAAGTTCATAATTTTTATGAACTTTTTCTTTTTTCGCATACTCCTACCATATTTATTACTGTATATGCCGTCCCAATACAGCATAGTTTTAATATAAAACCTTATATTGCTTGAATTTCTAAATAAGCAATCACAAACAACAAGATTTATAGATGAAAAATCAAGAATTGTACAAACAAGCAATTGCTGATGCTAAGAGTTTAAAAGAAATTTCTATGGCACAAGCAAAGCATGCAATCGCCGAAGCTTTCAATCCTAAAATCCAAGAAATGTTTCGTTTAAAGTTATCTGAATTAGATGAAGATTCTTTAGAAGAAGAAAAACATGATATGGAAGAAAAGTACGGGCATGGTGATGAACAAAAAATGGAAGAGTCTGAAGAAGTTAATGAAATGACTTTAGAGGAAATCTTAGCTGAATTAGAAGAAGGTGATGAAGAAGAAGGAGAACAGGGCCTAGAAGAAATGGGAACTGGATATCATCACGGAAAACAAAAACCTACAATGGAAGAGGCTGAGGAAGATGAAGAAGTAGAAATTGAAACCGGAGAAGAAGAAGATGAAGAAGATGATATGGAATCCGAAGAAGGAGCTGAAGAAGTGGCAGAATTATCCGTAGAAGAGTTCAAAGATCTTATCCGTGATGTAATCGCTGACGTAATGTCAGGAGGAGTATCAGGTGAAGAAGATTTAGAAGGATTAGAAGGTGATGAAGAAGAAGTTATTGGCTTAGATGAAATATTAGCAGAGTTAGAAAATGAAAACAAAGTAGAAGAAGCTAAAAAGAAAGATGATACTAAAGAGTTAAAAGCTGAATTACATGAAGCTATTAAAACTATCAATTCTTTAAAGAATTCTTTAAATGAAATTAACTTATTAAATGCTAAATTACTTTACGTTAATAAAATCTTTAAAGCTAAAACATTAACGGAATCACAAAAAGTAAAAGTTGTTAATGCATTCGACAGAGCGAGCACTACTAAAGAAACTCAAAACATTTACGAAACATTAAAAGATTCTTTAGGAGAAACTAAAAAACAATCAATTAAAGAATCAGTAGGATTTGCTTCAAAAGCAATGGGTAAAGCACCAGTAAAGCCCATCGTAGAATCAGAAGCCTATGTTAACCGTTTACAAATTTTAGCTGGTATTAAAAAAACATATTAATTAATTAAACAATTTATTTTAAAAAATGGAAAATAACCTAAATAGCTTGTTAGAATCTGCAAATCCTTACAAAAACATGCAGTCTGACGCTCAAAAGCTAGTAATAAAATGGTCTAAATCTGGTCTATTAGAAGGATTAGAAGGACAAGACAAAAACAACATGGCAGTGTTGTTAGAAAATCAAGCTAAGCAATTAGTAATGGAGCAATCTTCAGCAGGTGGTGGTACTACTTCTGGAGCTACATTTACTCCAGGAGCTGGTGAGCAGTGGGCTGGTGTTGCTTTACCTTTAGTACGTAAAGTATTCGGTCAAATTGCAGCTAAAGAATTCGTTTCAGTTCAGCCAATGAACTTACCTGCAGGTTTAGTATTTTACTTAGATTTCCAGTACGGAACTGAAAAAAATCCATTCCAAACAGGTGCAGCTAACGGATCATTATTCGGTCAGCAAACAGTAGCAGGTGATTCTGGATTTGGTAACGCAGCAGCAGGGGGTCTTTATGGCGCTGGCCGTTTCGGATATTCAATCAACCAGTTCTCTGCATCTATTGCAGGTACAGTTGCAACAGCATCATGGGCTAGTGTAAATTTTGATGCTAGTTTATCTGCATCAGTATTAGCCGGTAATATTAAAGCAATCACAGTATCTACTTCTTCAATTTCTGATTTAGATCCAAACGGTATTCGTGCATTTATCTTAACTTCAGGTTCAGTAGGTGTAAGCGATAACTTACAGGCTTTAACAGGACTATCTGGAGCTAATTTAACATTCTACGTTTCTGCTTCTACTGCAGAGGTACCAGTATCTGGCGCATTTATAGTTGAATACAACAAGAAGACAGATTTCAATAAGAGAGGTGATTTCGAAGATGCTCCATCAACAGGATACTCAACTCCTAACGCTGAGTCAGCTACTTCAATTGTTATACCAGAAATTAACGTTCAAATGCGTTCTGAAGCAATCTCTGCTAAGACACGTAAGTTGAAAGCACAATGGACTCCTGAATTTGCACAGGATCTTAATGCTTATCATTCATTAGATGCTGAAGCAGAATTAACATCTATGTTATCTGAGTATATCTCTTTAGAGATTGACTTAGAAATCTTAGATATGTTGATCGAAAATGCTCCATCAACTGAATATTGGTCAGCAAAAGTAGGAAATCAAATCAATTCAACAGGTACTGCATTCGATTCTAACGTATCTGGAGTATATTACACTCAAATGTCTTGGTTCCAAACTTTAGGAATTAAATTACAGAAGATTTCTAACATCATTCACCAACGTACTTTACGTGGTGGTGCTAACTTTATGATGGTTTCACCAGCTGTTTCAACTATCCTTGAATCAATTCCAGGATTTGCTGGTGATACAGACGGTGCTGCTGATACTATGAAGTATGCATTTGGTGTGCAGAAAGTAGGTCAATTAAACAGTCGTTACAAGGTTTACAAAAACCCTTATATGATTGAAAACTTAATATTAATGGGCTTCCGTGGTAACCAATTCTTAGAATCAGGTGCTGTTTACGCTCCATATATTCCGTTAATTATGACCCCACTTGTATACGATCCAACTACATTTACTCCACGTAAAGGTATCATGACTCGTTATGCAAAAAAAATCATAAGACCCGAATTTTATGGAAAAGTATACGTAGCAGACTTAAACATAGTTTAATCATAGCTAATATATGATAAAGAAAGAGGACTTCGGTCCTCTTTTTTTTTGTAATATTATCCATAAAACATAGTCCTTACCTTTGTTTAATATATTTATACTAAATAATGTTACATATATGAGTTCTAAACCACATACTGATGCAGTTTATGTTCCTAAGCGTAAGCCTAAAAATCCAATTAATTTTAACATTACATTAAATGAAGAGCAAAAAATCGCTAAATCTAAGATCTTAGAAAACACAATTACAGTATTAACAGGAGGAGCAGGGTCTGGTAAGACATTACTAGCTTGTCAGGTTGCATTAGACCTACTTTTCACAAGGGAGATTGAAAAGATAGTCATTGCTAGACCGGTTATTACATCTGGTGAAGAACTAGGGTTTCTCCCTGGGGATATTAGGCAAAAAATGGACCCTTTTGTAGCACCTATATATGAAAATATGTATAGATTGTATACTAAAGAAAAAATTGATAAATATATTGATGAAGGTCTAATTGAAATCATTCCTTTTGCATTTATGAGAGGTAGAAACATCTCAAATGCATTTGTTATTATCGATGAAGCACAAAATGTTACTGATAAACAGATGGAGTTAGTCATAACTAGATTATGTTATGGTTCTAAAATGGTAATAGTAGGTGACGTCCAGCAAACAGATTTAAAGGATAGAAAAATGTCTGGATTATACTTTGTTAATAAAGCAATTGCCGGACAGGTAGTCGGAGTAGGTTCTATTCATTTAAAGACTAATCACAGGCATGAGATTGTTGAACCAATACTTGCTATATACAAAGAACAACTTTAGAAACGATTTCTTGCCATATTTATATTAGATAAATATTAATAAATAATGGCTAATAAACCTATTTACGACGGTTCCCCAGGTCCAATATCTGGTTCTACTCCATTCGGATTCTATGATACTGATGCATCATTTCAAATCGATGGTCCAAAAGTAGCTAATTTTTGTGCAAGAAGATTAGGATATCCGGTAATGGATGTTGAATTAGATGATCAAAACTTCTATACATGCTTTGAGAACGCAGTTACTACATATGGTAATGAAATATATCTATTTAAAATAAGAGATAATTACATTACATTAGAAGGTTCTTCAACAGGATCACAGTTAAATAATTCTGTAATAAATCCAACGCTATCAAATTTAATAGCTATTGCAGAGAATTATGCAGGAGAAGCTGGGGCTGGAGGATATGTAACATGGTATACAGGATCATTACCTTTACAAGAAGGTAAACAATCATATGATTTAAATGCCTGGGCTGCTGCATCAGCATCACTATCACCAGGCGATAAAATAGAAATAAGAAGAATTTTTTATGAAACTACTCCTGCTATTGTTAGATATTTTGATCCTTATTTAGGATCTGGATTTAACTACCAAGGATTACTAGAAACATTTGGATGGGGATCATATTCTCCTGCAGTATCTTACATGATGTTCCCGCTATACTGGGATATAGAAAGAATCCAAGCTATTGAAATGTCTGATTATGTAAGAAGATCACACTCTTCATTTGAATTAGTAAATAATCAATTAAAAACATTCCCTATTCCTACATCCAATGCAGGCTGTTTAAGGTTTGAATACAGTAAAAGGTCAGAATCAATAAATCCAACTAATGGAGCATATTCAGGATCTACTGATAGAGTGTCAGATTCAAGTAAAGTTCCTTATCAAAATCCTACCTATTCTTATATTAATGCACCAGGAAGATATTGGATATTTGAATATACAGCAGCATTAGCAAAGGAAACATTAGCATATATAAGAGGAAAATACACTACAGTACCTATACCCGGTGCTGAAGCTACTATGAATCAAGGAGACCTATTAACTGACGCTAGATCAGAAAAAAATTCATTAATAGAAAAATTAAGAGGAGATTTAGAAGAAACTACTAGACAAAAGCAGTTAGAAAGAAAACAGGCAGAGAATACTGCATTAAGTTCAACAATGGGAGAGATTCCAATGTTTGTTTATATAGGATAATAGAAAAATGGCAATATTTGGAAGCTCAAGAGATATAGATACATTTAAAATAATGTCAAAAGAGTTATTAAATGATATAATAACACAGCAAATTGGGTATTATAAGATTGTTCTTAACGATACTCCCGCTAATATATACGGAGAATCACTTACTAAAAACTTTATAGGACCTGTATTAATTAACTGCATAATCGAAAGAGGAGATTTTAATTCATCAGTAGAGGATCAAGGACTAGATATAGGTCGTGCAGTAACTTTTAGATTTTTAAAAGATATGATAGTAGATGCTAATGTAGTTCCTGAAATAGGAGATGTAATTATGTATAATGAGCTGTATTATCAAGTGGATAACGTTAATACCAATCAATTAATAGTAGGTAAGGATGATAATTATGCATATTCTCAAGGATTAGAAAATTTCGGTAATAGTTATTCGTATATATTAACTACTTATTACACCAGAGGTGATAAATTAGGAATAACACAAGTAATATAAAAATGGCAAAAAGAAGCATACCAAGGCCGGAAAATAAGGTAGAGTTTATGAACAAGCTCGTAATACCATATGATGAAACGTTCGGTAATCCTAATAGTGTGTTTTCTGAGCCGTATAAACCAGGCCAGCCTCAATTTAATCGTGCAAATGAAATATCACAACTAAAAGATACAGCACGAAACGTATCAGTAGGTATAAAAGATATAGATGAAGCAATACAATTTTACTTTGATAATAAATTAAAGTTATCAGTAATACAAAACAATACAAGATTAAATGTACCAGTTATGTACGGTTCACCAGAGAGATGGAAATCAGTACAGGCTGATGGATTTTATAGAGATGCTCAAGGTAAAATTCAATGTCCTTTAATAATATACAGGAGAGATAGTATAGAATCTAATAGAGATTTAGGGAATAAACTAGATGGTAATAAGGTTAATAACTTAATACTGGTTAAAAAGCAATTTAGTAGAAGAAATATATATGATAATTTTAATGTAATAACAAATAGAGCACCTGAAATTGAATATATAGCTGCTTTTCCACCAGATTATGTTACTATTACATATAGCTGTATAGTTTTTACTAACTTTGTGGAACAAATGGATAAATTAATAGAAGCTATTAATTTTGCATCCAATAGTTATTGGGGAGATCCTAGTAAATTTCAATTTAGAACCAGAATAGATTCATTTTCTAATCAAATAATATTAGAGCAAGGATCAGACAGAACTATTAAGTCAACATTTAACATGGTTTTAAACGGATATATAATTCCTGACTCAGTAAATAGAGAATTAGCAAGTATAAATCGAACATTTAGTAATGCTCAAATATTATTCGGATTAGAGGTAGCTGATTCTAGTGAACAATTTACTGCTAATATTAGAAAACCTAAAGCTAAAAAGATATCTACTATACAGGCATCTGATTCTATTAATATTATTAATCAAGTATTAGGAGAACTATCACAAAATGTAATAGATTACCTTAATATTAATAATCAAGTATCCGGAACTGTTACTAACGGTACTACAGTAACATTTAATAAAGGATGGGCAAACGCTCCATCAGAATTACCAGCTACAACAGCTGATAATTTTACCTTTTTTGCTAATGGAGTATTAATAGAAAAAACATCAATTATATCGTTTGTAGATAACAATACATCGAGTACATTAATAATTAATCCAGCACTATTACTATATTCTTTAGAAGTTACTGATGAAGTTATTGGTATTGGTAAATTTGAATAAAAATGGCACTTTTAAAACTTAAACAATTACGTAGTAATTTAAGCTACAATACAGCAACTAATGTTTTGCGAGTGTCTGGTTCTTTACAAACAGCACAAACCGATTCTAACTATCCATCTTTAGTAGTATCTGGTTCATTATTTGTGGTTAATTCACCAAATATTGTATCTGGTTCATATAATGGTGAACCAATTGATGGAGGAACATTTTAATTTGATATTTATAAATAAGCTTATATAAGCTATAGTTAAGTATATACTTTAAATTGAATCCATACATATGGCTGTTAAAATTGAATTAAAACGTAGTGCAGTTCCTGGTAGAATACCAACCACAAGTTCATTAGACTTAGGGGAGATAGCAATAAATACATACGACGGTAAGGTATTTTTTAAAAAAGATGTTTCCGGAACAGAAAGTATAATTGAGATAGCAAGTATATCAGGAAGTATACTATCTGCATCTTATGCTAATAATGCTGGTCACGCTAATACAGCCACATCCTCATCATATGCTTTAGTAGCAACTAGTGCATCATATGCATTATTATCTACAAGTGCATCACAAGCAAACAATGCAAATACTGCAACAAGTGCATCATATGCTTTAAATAGTACAAGTGCATCATATGCTTTAAGTGCATCTTTTGCTTCAACATCATCATACGTTATAAATGCAGTAAGTGCATCATATGCTTTAAGTGCATCTTTTGCTTCAA